CAGCTTCAAATACACCAACATCTGCTATACAGTTTGATGTAGCTTATTGTGATGAAGTAGGAAGTGGTAGTAAATATTTAAACCCACTAGTAATAGGGACTACCCCAACGAGAACTAATTATGGTCAATACCGGAGTTTAATATTGGGGGATGAAAATGCATCCTTTATATTTGGTAATTATACATCTTCATATTTTTATGTACTTAATTTAGAAAGAGCAAGATATAAACAAAATATTTTACCTGGAACATGGACACTACAGCTATCAGGTTCACTTACAAACCAAGCAGCAGACCATTTAGTTTTAACGGATGATAGTTTAGTAAATAATGTAACTTCATTTACAGATGCTGGTAGGGTGTACAATATAGTATCAGGCTCAGCCGGAGTAGTTAATGAAACTTTAAATACTACAGGTTGGACTTCTAATGTTGGATCATATGGGTGGATGTTACCTGATGTTAATTTATTAGTCTTAAATGGCGAAGCTTTGGATGCCACACTTGCTCAAGGTGGGCTTACATTAGGTACTGTAAGAACACCTAATGCTTGGGATACCAATGGCGCAAATCCTAAACTTTTAATAGATTCATTAATTAAAGGAGGAACTAGTCCAACAGGATTAGCTCCAAGAGGTTTTACTTTAAATAGTCAAGAAGATTTATCTTCAGACTTTATTTTTTGTAGAGCTCGGAATAGTGAATTTAACTACTCATCAAATCCATCCTTTATATCATCCTCAACTGGAGGTATATTATATGATTCATTTATAACTAACCCAACTACGTACATTACTACAGTAGGTCTTTACAATGATTCCCAAGAATTATTAGCAACCGCTAAACTATCGAGGCCCCTAGAAAAAGATTTTACTAAAGAATTACTTGTAAGAGTTAAACTAGATTTTTAAGATGAATGGCGGTTTACAAACAGTTTAACACAAATGAGGTAGTAATAACTCCCTTCCATGCTAATAAAGGCTTCCAATTTACTGGACCCCAAGTAACAGCATCGGATGTTGGTATAGAATATTACCAAAGTATTCAGGGTCCCTATACTACGGGATCAAACCCCACAGGCTTTACTACAAGGTTAGATGGTGTGTTAGTATTTAATAATATTAAACAACTCTACTATAGTAATTATTTAACATCATCAACCGGGGATAATTTCCCTACCAGAAGTTTAATACCAGGATTAACCCCAGAGTATGATGATTATGTAGGGGTAACAACAGGTCCTAGGTTTGATAATTTCCTACAATCCTCTGTACAGCAGGATAGACGATTTTCTCAATTTTCATCTACAACTAATGAAAAAGGCCCTTCAGTTATTTCTATCCCCTCAAATTTATTTGGGGAAAAGATATCTCCCTCAACCTTTAATTTTACTTACACATCATCAACCCCTACTGGTACTGGAAGACTTGAAAATTTTGTGTATGATGATGGAGAAGGTAACTTAATAGTAACCCAATCTCTTTCTAAAGCAAATATTCCCACTACCCCCATTTCTTCTGGAAGTATAGGTCAGATATTCTACTCACAGGGCATAGCTATAATAACTGATGGTATAGATATCCCAGATTTTGCCTACAATGTTGGGTCAGAGGCTGGAGTTGGTAATCGTAATTTAGATTCTGCTTCTATAGCATTTTCATCATCTATCCTTATAATAGAAAACCAATATAAATGTACGGTTAGGGATAGTGAATATTCATATACACTCAACCCCTCAATTTTAAGACCAACTGGTGAATTAAGTACAGTTACAAATCAATTATCATCATCAATAATATCCACTACCCCCACCCCACCTACAAACGATTGGAACCCTGGAGTTTATTTACTTTCACTAACTAACGCTTCCCCTTCAGACCTCGGAGTTAATGGTACTGTAAATGTAACCGTAGCATCAGATTCATCTATATCCGACATAACTATAGACAATCCTGGTAGAGGATATGTTGCAGAGGATAAAGTTTTATTTATTACTACAGGTATGGGTGGAACTACTAGTGTTATAACTATTACCCTACAACCTAATGATATAGCATTCCCATCGAACCCCACAAATAAAGATCAGGTTTACCAGGATTTTGCAACAGGATCAGATTTTAGCCCCTATGTAACTACCATAGGACTGTACAATAATGAATATCAGTTAGTAGCTGTAGGAAAATTAGCACAACCTATTCCAATTTCATTATACACAGACACAACATTTGTAGTTAATATAGACACATGATAAAATGGACATACGAAGGTATAGAGGTAGAAAGCATATCTGACTTTCCAAATGAATCCTTTGGATTTATTTATATAATTACCCACTTACCTACTAATAAAAAATACATCGGGAAGAAAATATTATATTTCACTCGAAAAGTAAAATTAGGAAAAAAAGAACTAAAACAATATGAGGGGCTTGTAGGGAGAAGGCCATCATATAAATTAGCTGTTAAAGAATCTGATTGGAAAAATTATTGGGGCTCTAATAAAGAGCTACAAGAATTAATCAAATCGGAGCCACCTGAAAATTGGGATAAGCAAATAGTTAAGGCTTGCCCATCAAAAAAACTCCTAACATACTACGAAACAAAATATTTATTTGTATATCAAGTGCTAGAAAACCCCGAAGAATTTTGGAATGACAACATTCTCGGAAAGTTCTACACAAAAGACTTTGATTAGCAACCTTTAGTTCGTATATTACGGACTATGATAAATGAACTCCTAGTTAATTTGGTAAATTCTGTGCTTGGCACCGGAAAAAGAACGGCAAGGGGCAATCAAGCTTACACTTGTCCTTTCTGCAATCACCAAAAGCCAAAATTAGAAGTTAACTTTTCCGAAAATAAAAAAGGATATAACCCATGGCATTGTTGGGTTTGTGGGAAGAAAGGTACAAGGATATCAACACTATTTAAACAATTAAAGGCATCATCTGACAAGTTTACAGAATTATATAAATTAGTAGATGAGGAAAAGGAATATGAGTCAACTATTAAAAAAATAGACTTAAAACTCCCAAAAGAATTTTTAGCAATCAATCCTTTAGCTACAGATTTAACAGGTAAACAATCCTGGAATTATTTAAAAAATAGAGGCCTTACTATAGATGATATTGTTAAATACAATTTAGGATATTGTGAGTATGGCCCATACAAAAATATGATAATTATCCCATCTTATGATGAAAATGGTAAATTGAACTATTTTACAGGCAGATCATTTGAAAAATCCCCATTTAGAAAATACAAAAATCCCGAGGCTTCTCGTAATATTATTCCTTTTGAATTATTTATTAATTGGGATTTACCCTTGGTATTATGTGAGGGTCCATTTGATGCCATAGCTATTAAAAGGAATGCAATACCCTTATTAGGTAGTAATTTACAAGGATCTTTAATGAGGAAAATAGTAACTTCAACAGTTAAAAAAATATATATAGCTTTAGATTCAGATGCAATTAAAAAAGCAATAAAATATGCAGAAGAATTTATTAATGAAGGTAAAGAAGTGTATATGGTAGAACTTCAAGGGAACGACCCTAGTGAAATGGGATTTAACGATTTTACAAAATTAATTCAAACAACTCCCCCATTAACTCAATATGATTTAATGGAGAAGAAATTACAACTTATATGAGTAAGAAAAATATTAAAACATCCTATAATAGGATCCTAGAAATTAGTGATGACGCTAAACAGATTACAATGCCAGACTCTAGATACTATCAGAGAAATGGAAAATACTATCCCTCAATAACTTATGTATTAAGTTGTTATCCAAAAGGTAAATTTTTCCAAGATTGGTTAAAAAAAGTAGGATACTCAGCGGATTATATAGTTAAAAAAGCATCTGATGAAGGAACACAAGTTCATGAAATGTGCGAAGATTACCTTAATGGTAAAGAATTAAATTTCTTACGGAATGGTATTCCGATGTACAATCCAAATGTTTGGCAAATGTTTTTAAAGTTTGTTAATTTTTGGGAAACCTATAACCCAACATTAATTGAAACTGAAGTACATATATTTTCTGATGAAATAAAAGTAGCAGGAACTTGTGATATGGTATGTGAGATTGATGGTGAACTGTGGATTATTGATTTTAAAACATCTAACCATTTACAAACAACTCACGAACTACAAACTGCAATTTATGGTAAATGTTATGAAGAATGTTTTGGCAAAACTGCAGATAGATATGGCATACTTTGGTTAAAGTCTTCTAAAAGAGGACCTAAAGAAGGTGCAATACAAGGTAAGGGATGGGAATTATATGAATCTAAAAGAACACAAGAAGAAAATTTAGACGTATTTAAAACTGTAAAGAAATTATTTGACTTAGAAAATCCTAGACATTCCCCTATATTTACTGAATTTAAAACTACAGCTAAACGAATTTTATGATATTTATAACAAAATATTTAAATGGATAATTTTAATTTAAAAAAATATTTAGCTGAAGGCATATTACTAAAAGAAGCTCAAGGCAACCCCAAAGCAATTATATTAGCGGGTGCCCCAGGAGCTGGTAAGGGGTATATTTTACGAGGTTTAGATTTAGGGGACTTAAAAGTACTTAATGTAGACGATATTTATGTCCCTATGTTAAAAAAATCTAATATTACATTAGATTTAAAAAATGCATCCCCTGAAGAAAGAAGTGGACAAGCTAAAGCAATGGCTGCAGCTAATAAAGAATTTCAAGGCAATGTAGATGCTACTATTGAAAATAAAGAATCATTTATATTAGATGGTACAGCAGCATCATACAACACCACAGTTAAATTAAAAAATGAATTAGAAGAAGCAGGATATAAGGTATTTATGCTTTATGTTTACACTGATTTAGAACGTTCACTATCCCAAAACCAAAATAGATATGAAAAATCAGAAGGTAAAGATAGAAGTTTAGCACCTGCAATTGTAATGCGTACATGGAAAGATGTAACTGACAACTTACCTAAGTATGCTGATTTATTTGGTTTTAATTTTGTGGCAGTTGCTAATACTTTAGAAGGTCAAAGGATAGAAGATATAGATAAAATTATAGATAAATACCTTACACCATTTAAACCTGAAGGTACAAAACCTAAATCACCGGCTCAACAAAAACGATCTGATGAAAGAAAAGCTAAAGATGCAGAAGAAATTCAAGCTATGTTAAGTGATGATTTTATTTATGATGTAATTGAATATACAATGTCTAAGGAAGAAGCACAGATGAGAATGGAAAAATTCTTACGTTCATGAGTAAAATACTAGCAGCATACGGTGGAGGTTTTAAACCCCCAACTGCTGGGCACTTTAAAGTGGTACAAACAGCATTAAATAAATATCCTGAAATAGATGAATTTATTATATATGTTGGGAGTGGCGAGAGAAATGGTATATCACAAGCGGAAGCAATTTTAATTTGGGATATATTTGCTAATTATCTCCCTATGAAGATTCGGATTGAACCCTCTAAGGCACCTATT